CGACCACGCCGATCGGACGAGAACTACTCGTCAAGACCCATCACTGATACCAATGTTGCGGTAATCAGTATCAGTTCACGCTCTCCGAAGAAGTCTTCGGAGCCCCTCACGGGGGCATCCCACCACGGGATGTGCTTTTTAACGTAAACTGACTTGGTGCGGTTACCATTGACGTAGAACTTAGACCCATCTGGTACTTCTCCCAGCTGGGCTTCGGTACTGTCATCAACTGGCGTTATACTCTCCTCGCCCCTATAGTTTGTAGGGACTCTGCAGCGTAAGACGTCAAACATTCTTAACCTCTTAGCGCTACGTAGGAGCGTAGCGGGCTTCTCCATCATGATACCAACTTCATAGTTGTGATATACGTTCATATCATCAACCTGGCACCACTTAGGTGACATGATATGTTCACCATACCATGTTGAAGGACCACTTGGAATCAGAGAGTTCCGTGTTGTTGAGACACGGACATTCTTTTTCCATGAAGGATCCAAGTGAGGTAATAGGTGCTCAGGGACACGGAGTCCCCAAGACCCATCGAAATCACAAGGAATACTTCTACGATGTCCTGCAGGGATAGAGCTAAGGAGAACACGAAGTGTCCGTTTGTATAGGATACTGTGAAAAGTTCCATGCTCCACCAATGCATTAATCAAAGTATAACGGTCTGACACGGCCCTCAAACCAGCAAATTGCACTGGTTTTACAGGGTACCCGTCGTAAAAATCACCTCCGCAAGACTCACGGAAGAGCCCTGTTGAGAATGATTTTGTACGGTTAACAACCATATGAAGTGATTCAAGTACATGAGCCACACGGTTGTAAGCGCTCTTGGGTATAATGATATCGTCCCCAAAGACGGTGACAAAAGCTCTCGGTGCGCCGTATAACCGACAAACGGCTTTACATATACACCAGAATATCAACGTCTGGAGGGGGAAGCAGTATCCGTTCCCCATTAACGCCATGGCTTCGATCTCGACCTTGTTGCCCTTCCAGGCAATGAAGTTTGGTCGTGTAGACATTAGAGCGTGGAATAAGGGTGCAGGAGCGTGTCTCTTAACGAGTTCGACTCCAACACAATTACTACCACCTTTCATGTCCATCGTGCATGGTACATCCCCATCTTCCATGTTGGTCAAAAAACGACCATCGGAATTCCCTAAACCACGCTGCATTTTTAGCACAGTACGTAGCTGAGAATGACGCATCCGCGATCCGACTCTCGAAAGAGCCTGGTGGATCGGCTGCAAACTTCCTAAGGTGAGACCGGCGTGCCGGTACATCCTAGTTAGGAAAGCAGCATAAGGATAATGTAAAAGGAGATCACCGTTATTGCACGGACCGATAAGTCTGCCAATAACATCATTCTTTGGTACTATTTCTGCTTGCGTACAATCCTCCACTTTAATTTCAGTGGGTAACCCGCGCATCCAAGGAGCAACCTTGGCCAGGTAATTCATGTAGCTCACACCGGCTTCTGTCGCAACGACTAGGCCGTCCGAGTATTTATCGTGAACGTTCCTGTTCGAATGTTTCTCGTACAAAGAACTATTGCACACACCCGGACCGGTCGAAAAACCGGCACGTGGAACTAGGTGTCTTCCCCCTTTGGTAAGGAGTACTTCACACGCATCATCATCCAAAGCTTTCCAAAAGAGGTCTTCGAAGATCTTGACTGATTCGTTTAATACCAAATCAGTAAGATCTCCTAATGACTCTCCCCGAGACAACTTTCCATTCTGCGCCTTGCATCTTAAGTTATCAGCAAGGAATGCGTCCCAGGCTGCCTTTTCACGGGTAGCCTGGTCTGCGATTTCTACTTCCCTTCTTCCAGCGTACTTTTTTGTAAAGTGCGACAGCATTGCTATAGCTGCCGCTTGACGATGGGGGTAGACACTAACCTGATTTGTAGGCGTGTCGAGTGCAGAAAGTACAGTCTTATAATCAATGCTGGTACCAGCATTAAACGCTGTGAGAATGTGATCAGGAAGGTATGGCGAAAGGTCTTCGACCATACTAGATTGTATTGCTTTAAAGAGCGTTTTCTCATTTTTCATTTTTATCACCGAGGAGTAAAATTAAATAAAGAATACACAAGCAAGAACTGTCCAATACCCTACTTAAACCTTCGTGAGGTCGTCGTAGGCTTACGTTTCGCTACATTAGGCGTGAAAGCCCGAAACCAAGAATTTATGAGACTCTTGGAAATGCTGAATGTAAGTAAATATGACACTTCAACGCTGTCACCAGTTACCTGATAACGAACAGTAGAGGGACCATTTAATATTGGCACTGTGATCACCATTGACCATCATAGCACGCAAGGATAATTTCTTCCTTTTGGTCGTATAGACCCGTGATGAAAGACAACAGTGCAGCATCCACGTTAGCTCGATCTTGAGCCCCAGCACCTGATGGAATATTGATATCGAGGTTAATAGTCATGAGCTCAACTTGATTGGCCGTGACGTTAACTCCGTATTTACCATTAATCTTAAAGGTGTTTCGTGGAACAGTATTAAAACGATTAGCACTGGCAACGAAGCCAGAGGGAGATCGAAATTGTGCAGGTCGTCGGAAGTTCATAATCTTGGGCTTGTCAATCGTGTTGACAGAGACACCAGATTGAGTTCCGCCGATAGCAGAAACAACATACGGTCTA